TATCGAGGTGACAGAGGAACTGTACGGGGCGTACACACAGTTGAAGGAGGTGAGGAAATCTCTCGCTGCACTCGACGAGCAGAAGGAAGCCCTCGAGGAGAAGCTGAAAATTGCCTTCGGGGACGCAGAAGCCCTGTCTTACGGCGGGCGCACAATCGCGACGTACAAGGCTCCGAAACCTTCTATGAGGTTCGATGCGAAGGCGTTCACGGCTGCGCATCCTGACCTCGCTGCGGAGTTCAGCGCAGAAGTGCAAGGCGGTAGGAGATTCCTGTTGAAGTAAGGGGCGATATGGGCGCTAATAACGGGCTTAGACGATGATACTTATCAGCAACAGCCAGAGGGACGAAATCGTGCGCTATCTGGTCGCATTTGCGGCGACAGCGGGCGACGGCGGGACAAGGGACTACAACGCCCGCCGCCTCGCTCGCAAACTCGCCCGTGCGCTGGACGGCAAGCGGCCTGTCCCCTCCGGCGAATTGCCGGGAACTTTAAAAAGAAGGCGTAAATCTTTGTGATTATTATATAATCAGTTAAATTTGCGCTGTTCGCGACCGAACAACAGGACATGAAACAGATAACGCACATAAGAGCCGCACATGGGCGGGGAACGGCGAAAGCCTCCCCAACGTCGCTGTTGACGTGGTCAGCCCTGCCGTGCGGCTCTTTCTTTTTTGTGTAACATATGGCAAGACCGTCAAAAAATAACGCTGAGTATTTCAGCCATGATGCCGACATGAGAAATAACGTGAAGATAAAGGCACTTCGCCGCCGCTTTTCTCACAAAGGCTATGCGGTTTGGTGCTTCATTCTTGAAACGCTGACCGATACAGATTTCTTTGAAATTGACTTCAATGAAGTAAGCCAAGAACTTCTCGCCGCTGATTATGACGTCACGGTCGAAGAGCTTCGTGAGATTGTCCAATACTGCGAACTGATAGGTCTTCTTCAAATCACGCCTGATAACAAGATTTTTTCTGCCGCTCACCAGAGACGCTTTTCAGGTCTCATTAACAAGAGGGAGCGTGACCGAGATAGACTTCAAACGCTAATAAACAAGCGAAAACAGTCCGAAACTGAGATTATCGAAGCGAAAACGTCAGAAAATGAAAATTCTCGCGGCGATAACGCATATAGTAAAGTAAAAGAGAGTAAAGTAAAGAATATATTATATCCTTATCAGGATATTTCCGACTGCTGGAACTCCATCTGCGTCTCTCTACCGAAAATCGCCAAACTCACAGAGGCGCGAAAACAGAAAATCAGGTCACGCCTCGACGAGTTCGGCTGCAAGCCCGAGGAATGGCTCACGACAGCCGAAGCTCTGTTCCGAAGGGTTCAGGCTTCTGATTTTCTCACAGGGCGTAAGTCGGATTGGGCAGCCTCGTTCGACTGGCTCTTTGACAACGGGAAGAACTGGGTCAAGGTTATGGAGGGCAACTACGACAACAAGGGCGGCTATCGCCCGACACAACAGCGGACAACGACGCAGGCGGGTGTCACGCTCGGGGTCGGCGAATACATTGACGACACTGGGCGCCGGACATATGGGACAGGCGCAGCGACAATCCCAGAGGGCGCTCCGGCGCGACCCTCTGAACGGCACTATTGGAATTTCTCAACAAAGCAATGGACGCTATGAGGCTGAACTGGGAGAAATACGGGATACATGCCTCGTTCGGGCAGGGCAGCGGCAGCGGCAACAAGAAGGTATTTTGCCCTCAATGCCACGACACACGCTCGGACAAGCGAGACAAGAGCCTTTCAATCAACCTTGCGACGGGCGAGTTCCATTGTCACTATTGCGGCTTCAGCGGTTGCGTCGCCGAAAAGGAGGATTGGGAGCGTGACGACAGGCCTTGGAATAACTACACCCCCATACGCCGACACCCGAAGCCGGAATACAAGAAGCCGAGGCCACGCCCTGTAAGCCCTTTCAGCGACAAGGCTCTCGCTTGGTTCAGGGGAAGGGGCATCAGCGAGGCGACCCTGCTGGAGACGAAAGTGACGGAGGGCATGGAGTGGATGCCGCAGAAGGAAGGACAGGCGAACACCGTGCAGTTCAACTACTACCACGACGGCGAACTCATCAACACGAAGTTCCGGACGGGTGACAAATGCTTCAAGCTCGTCACGGGGGCGGAACTGATACCGTACAACATCGACGCTATCAAGGGTTCGAAGACCTGCATCATCACTGAGGGGGAAATGGACTGCCTCTCGTTCATCGAGTGCGGGCGGAAGGACTGCATCAGCGTCCCGAACGGGGCGAACGCAAACCTCGATTACCTTGACGATTTCATCGAGGATTACTTCGACGACAAGGAGACAATCTACATAGCCTCCGACACTGACACGAAGGGCGTTCTGCTGCGCGATGAGTTGATGCGACGCTTCGGGGCTGAACGCTGCCGCGTCCTCGAGTACGGCAAGGGCTGCAAGGACGCGAACGAACACCTGCAGAAGTACGGCAAGGACAGCCTGTTGAAGTGCCTCGCCGACGCTCCGGAAATTAAGCTCGAGGGCGTGTTCACGGTGAGCGACTTCGAGCAGAGCCTCGACAGGCTGTTCGAGTACGGCCTGCAAAAGGGCGTGACCATCGGGCATGAGAACTTCGACAGGCTGTGCAGCTTTGAAACCCGACGCCTCTGTATCGTGACAGGCATACCGAGCAGCGGGAAGTCGGAATTCATCGACGAGATAGCCGAGCGGCTGAACATGCGGTATGATTGGAGGTTCGCCTATTTCAGCCCCGAGAACGCGCCGCTCGCATACCACGCATCGAAGCTGATTGAGAAGTTCACGGGCAAGAAGTTCGACAAGCAGCACCTTTCATACGGCGAGTACAGGGAGGTGAAGGAACACCTCGAGCATAACTTCTTCTTCATCAGCCCGCGCGACGACTTCAAGCTCGACACGATACTCGAGAAGGCGCGTTTCCTCGTGAGGCGCAAGGGCATCAAGTGCCTCGTCATCGACCCGTACAACAGGCTCGAAAGCGAACAGGGGAACAGGAGCGAGACGCAGTACATAAGCTTCGTTCTCGACAAGCTGACGAACTTCGCGCAGCTGAACGATGCCCTCGTCATCCTCATGGCGCACCCGACGAAGCAGCAGAAGAACAAGGACGGAATCGTCGAGGCCCCGACCCTGTATGACATCAGCGGCTCGGCGAACTTCTTCAACAAGGCGGACTTCGGCATCGTCGTCCACCGCAACCGCATCGACGACACCGTAGAGGTTCATGTCCAGAAAGTCAAGTTCCGTCACCTCGGAGAGTGTGGCACAGCCCTGTTCAAGTATAACCTCAATAACGGGCGTTACGCGCCCTATGACGGCGTTTCGCAACCCGCGTGGGACAACGATAACCACCTCGCGAAAAAACGCCTAGAACAGGCCAAAATCGCCGACGATGCGGCAACGCTTGATTTCGGGACTGACGGAGACCTGAATGCAGCAGGCTGCGATGAAATCGAAGACCTCCCTTACTAAATCCGCGGTAGCATGAGCGAAGAAATGATGAACGCAATCTGCAAGGATGTCGTGAAAACGACATGGCGCAACCGACCCCGCTTCGGGGACATGGTTGTCGGGGACATCAACGACGGCAACCTTGGGCTTTTAGAAAAGGCTATTTCGGGCGATTTCAAGGCTGAACAAGACCTCGTCCGTATGGTTGAAAGGCAACGAGCCCAAAGACGCGAATTTGCGGCTGAATTAGCCCGCAAGACAGGCATGACAGTATGACGACAAACAATATCGGCAATGGTTTGGCATAGAATAGGAGACGGCGACCGCTGTGTTTACAGGGGGACAAAGAAACGGAAACAAGCCCCGTGGCTCACGAATAAGCTCGAGCCAACGACGGGAGAACCCCGATTCTGGGCCGCGTTGGAAATCCCCGAAGATTGACGCACGAATGAAGTAAGCAGCAATATAGTAATAATCAACCCAATAACAAATTAAGCATTATGGCAAATTTCAGCATTAAGGCCGACCTCCTCAGAATCAAGGGAGCGGCGATGATTAACCTCAAAGGAAAGACGGCGACGAAGCGGTGCCTCGTCATCCCAGTCGACGACAGCGGCTTGTTCGTCGGCGAAAAGGGAGCGTACCTCAATTTGACCGCAGTCGAAATGCGTGAGCCGCGTTACGGCGACACGCACTGCGTCAAAATCAACCTCGGCCGCGACGCATACAACGCCCTGTCGGAGGAGGAGCGAAAGAACATCCCTATACTCGGCGGCATG